GTTGTTCCACAACAGGCTCGGGAAGAAGTAAAGCAGTTGATTACCCGTATTGACAGAAATGTAAGTCAACAACTATTGAAGGAGCAGAGTAATTGAAGGCCATGACCAACTACGAGGAGTTCATCGCAACGTCTCGTTATTCCAGGTGGATTGAAGAAGATAATCGGCGCGAGACTTGGAATGAAACCGTTGACCGTTACATGAACTTTTTTAAGAATCACCTGGCTAGCGAGTTTGGTGTTGATCACAAGGATGAAGTGTTCAAGGAAGTTCGCAAGGCGATCTTAAATCGGGACGTTATGCCTTCGATGCGTGCGCTAATGTCGGCTGGTCCAGCTTTAGAGCGTTCGCATTTTGCTGGGTATAACTGTGCGTTTATTGCTGTGGATCATCACCGGGCTTTTGATGAGATCATGTTCATCTTGATGTGCGGGACAGGTGTTGGTTTTAGTGTCGAGCGCAAGCATGTTGAGCAGATGGCTCCAGTGCCCCTCCTGATTATTGACACGGAGGAAGTTATTGAGGTTGCTGATTCGCGTGAAGGTTGGGCTACTGCCTATCGCACGTTGATTGAGAACTTGTATTCCGGGTATATGCCGATGTGGGATGTTTCCAAGGTTCGCCCGTTTGGTGCTCGCCTGAGTACGTTCGGTGGGCGTGCGTCTGGCCCTGAGCCGCTAGAGCAATTGTTTCAGTTCACCATTGATATTTTCCGTGGTGCGGTAGGTCGCAGACTGTCTCCGCTTGAGGTTCACGATCTCGTTTGCAAGATTGGTGACGTTGTTGTCAGTGGTGGTGTTCGCCGTTCAGCTTTGATCTCTCTGTCTGATCTGAGTAATCCTGAGATGGCTAAGGCTAAGAGTGGTGCCTGGTGGGAGAACAATGGGCAACGGGCGCTTGCGAACAACAGTGCGGTTTATACTCGCCGACCTTCTGCGGAGATCTTTTTGCATGAGTGGTCGGCATTGATTGAGTCTCAGTCGGGTGAGCGTGGGATCTTTAACCTGGAGGGTGTGCGTAATGCGTCTCCTGATCGGCGTTACGGAGAGTTGATTGAGGGTACGAATCCTTGTGGAGAGATCTCGCTTCGCAGTAAGGGTCTTTGTAATCTTTCGGAAGTTGTGATCCGTCCTGAAGATTCGGAAGCCGATGTGCTTCATAAGGTCACCATCGCTTCGATCCTGGGCACCTGGCAGTCGACGTTGACTAACTTCCATTACGTTCGCGCTGAGTGGCGTGAGAATGCTGAGGAAGAGCGTCTGTTGGGCGTATCACTGACTGGGATCTACGGTAATCACATGTATAACAATCCGTTTGATGCGAAGCTCCCGGCTCGTCTTGCCGCCATGAAGAAGCGTGCGGTGACGATCAATGAAGAGTGGGCTTCGCGGTTGGGTATTACTGCGAGTGTTGCTGTGACGACTGTGAAGCCTTCTGGCACTGTGTCTCAGCTAACGGGTGTGTCTAGTGGCATTCATCCGTGGCACAGCGAGTACTACGCGCGTACGGTTCGCGGAAGTAATAGTGACCCGTTAACTAAGTTGATGATTGACAGCGGTGTTCCTAATGAGCCGGATCTCACGGCTCCTGATCGGACAACAGTGTTCTCGTTCCCGGTTAAGGCTCCTGAGGGTGCCAGGTTGCGTGAGAAGGTCTCAGCGATTGAGCATCTTGAGTTGTATAAGGTGTATCGCCTTAATTACAGCGAGCACATGGTTTCGATCACGGTGAATGTTCGACCTGATGAGTGGATCGAGGTGGCTAACTGGGTTTACAAGAATTGGGATTCGGTGGCTGGCATCAGCTTCTTGCCGTACAGCGAACACACCTATAAGCAAGCCCCGTACACGGAGCTGAATAAGGAAGCGTACGAGGCTTTGATTTCTTCTAGCCCTAAGGAGGTGCGCTTCGCTGATTTGCCTTTGTACGAGGCTGAGGATGGCACTAGCGGGTCACGAGAGTTGGCTTGTGCTGCGGATGGTTCTGGTTGTGAGGTCGTTGACATAACTTAAGAATCTACTGAATTGGCCCCCCTTCACCGGGGGGCTTTTTTAGTGGGGGTCGGTGTAAGTACCCTAGTGGACTTGTGATAGTATACTACTACATTAACGAAAGGGTAAAACGATGAGAACCATGAGCAACATGAATATGACGGATGCTAAATGTTACGGGTGCGGTCGAATATTCGATCTACTCAATGAGAAGCAGGCTAATGAATGGCACTACGGTCACGATTGTGAGGTGTGACATGAGGGGTTACGTTGAACGAATGGAATGGCTACAACAATTCCAAGAAGAAGAAGTTACATACGAGCAAGTAATTGAATCATACGAGGAGGAGTAATGAGAGATATATACATCTAAAGTTATGCGTAGTGGCGCGTCCTGCTCGCGAGACGATTTACTACGCATATACTCCCCTTATGACCATATACGGGTACCTCAGATTAAGCGTCCAAGAACTAGATGCTGGCACGAGCCTAGCCTCACAACAGGCTGAGATCCAGCGTTACGCCGATAGCAAGGGCGAGCAGGTGGAGTTCTTTATAGATGACGGGTTTAGTGGTAGATCGGGCAAGCGTCCTGAGTATCAGCGTCTCCGGCGGTCTCTTGCGACCTCTGGCCTAACGGCTGTGGTGTGTCGCAGTGTTGACCGCCTTGGGCGTAACTTGCGTGAGACTCTGGATTTCGTGGAGGAGGCTTCCCGGCACGGTGTGGCTTTTGTGGCTACGAGTTCGGGTGTGGACACGAGCACCAGTCAGGGTTTGATGTTCATTCAGATGATGGGCGTGTTCGCGGAGGCTGAGGCCGGTGCTATTTCTGAGCGTCAGGTTTACTCTCAGGCTCAACGCCGGAAGCAGGGTAGAAGCATTGGGACTGTTCCTTACGGTTTCAATAGTGAGCACCGAAGTGATGGTGCGTATCGGGTGATTAATCAGGTGCAGGCTGGTTTCTTGCTTATGGCTACGGAGTCGATTCTTGCGGGTGGCAGTGTGGGTGCAGCGTGCCGGGAATTGAATGAGGCTGGCTCAACCACGAATAAGGGGAAGCCTTGGCATGCTACGGGTTTGCTCCGGGTTTTGAGAAATCCTAGTGTGGCTGGGTTACGTTCCCAGCGTGGTGTCTTGTTGCTGAATGAGGATGGCAGTTTGCTGCATGACCCGGTTTTGGAGATTATCCCGTTGAAGGTGTGGCGGGATCTCCAGGAGGTTTTGGCTGGGCGCTCGTTCACCAGGACGGCTGGCGATGCGGCTGACAAGCTGCTGCTTAGTTCCTTGGTGAAGTGTGGGTCGTGTGGGTCACGGATGCACAAATCGAAAAACGGCAATGCGAGGGTGTATCGGTGTAATGCTAAGATTACTAATGTGTGTGTAAGGCCGGTGAGTATTGCGGCGTGGAAGCTGGATGCTTATGTGCTTGATCAGCTCGCCTCGCTGGGTCACATGCCGATTGTTGAGATGGTGACTGCTGATAGCCCGGACAATATTTTGAAGCGTGAGAGTTTGAATCTTCAGATTGGCGAGACGATGAGGGCGCTCACTGAGGCAAGCCCAGACCAGATCACTGAGCTGGCTGCGAAGCTGCTTGCTTTGAAGGAGAGCTTGGTGGCGGTGCCTTCAGCTTCGGTTGAGACTTACCGTGAGACGGGTGAGTCGTTTGCGTCGATGTTGGCGGTTTCACCGGAGGTGGTTGTTCACCAGGCGCTCGTGGAGGTCATTGTTCACCGCCCTTTGGTGCGTAATTCGCAGACTGTGGGGCCGGATCGTGTGCATCTGGTGTGGCGTGAAGGCCCAGAGGAGTACTAGCTGTTGATAAGCTGTGATTCTGGTTGGTATAAACCCGCTCAAAGGTGGACCTGTATGTAGTAGGAGGGGTTTCCGATTATCGGACCCTATTCTGCTCCTGATCGGGTGCCCCTGGGGTCGGTCAGTTGAGCAGCCTCCTGCCCTCTGGGGTATGACCCTGGGGGGAGACCCTGGGGGGAGACCCTCCCTTAAAGGGTGGGGGGTATCCCCTCCCCGTTCCAAATTTCAACTTTTTCAAATGTTGGCTGGGAGGTGCATTGAGTCATGGAAACTTTAGAGCTTCTGAGGATTCTGCGCCAAGCCAGCTACAGGTGCCGGTACCGTCATCCTGGTCAAGCTTATTGCGGTAATTTTGCCAGCTCTGTGGGCTTGAATATTGGTTCACCTAGCACCACGAACATGGTGGCTTTGTGTGCCACTCATGCTGGTGTTGATCCACTGTGACGGTGTTTCCGAAGCCTTGTATTGTGTGTGGGAAGATCACGATTGATTCCCGGTGTGATGCTCACAAGCTGCTTGATAAGCGTCCTAGCACGGTGAACCGGGCGAGCGTGAACAGTAAGGCTATTCGCCGACGTACGCTGCATCGTGATCGTTATCGGTGTTCTAGCTGCGGTGTTGAGGATAAGTCTGGTGAGAGCCTAGAGGCTGACCATGTGATCTCTTTGGCGCGTGGTGGTGATCATGCTCTTCGTAATATGACCACGCTTTGTAAGCCTTGTCATTTAGTGAAAACGCAGGCAGAGTCCAAGGATCGATTCGATAGAAGCTGAAAATTTTTTGGTTCGTCAGAACTGTGTTACTGGTAAAATTTTTGGTTCGTTAGACTTACGTTACTGCGGCTTTTACTGATTTTTTTACTGCTCGTGCGATTGTGCACTTAGGGTAGCCTAACCTAAGCCCAAACCTCACGCCCTCACGCACCGGGCAAGCGACACCTGGCACCCGAATAGCCTTTAATCGCGTTTTAAG